TGGAAAACTATAGATTCAATAATATTAAATGAAGATGATGCACAATTACTTTGGGAAAATAGAAACAAAGTTAAAAGTTTTATTAAATCCTTTCATACTATATTAAATCAGAGAATTTCTAACAATATTCATCCTACCACTGGTAAAACAGATTGGTTGGGTAAAGTGGCAAATAAAGCTGCACAATGTTGGGATTATTTGAAAAATTTGTTTATGAAATTTTATAATTTCTTTTGCGATCACAAAATTATGGTTATTTTAACTGTTATTGGTTCTGGTTTAGCTTTAAAAGGTCTTTATCAATTTATTTCAAGTTTCTTTTCTCAGTTAGGATTTACATCACAATCTGTTGATATCAAAACCATGGGCAAACATAGGATTAAAGGCAAACAACTTAAGTTGTCTGCTTTAAAACCAATGATTATTAATGCTCAGCCTGAAGGGAATGTTTTACCTGAATTTGATTTATCTATATTACCTAAATTTACCAGTTTAGATTTTGGAGATAGAAACAATCAAAATGATGTTATAGCTAAAGTTTTTAACAAAAGTTTGTTTATTATGTACATAGTTAAGCACAATGAAATTATGATAGATTGTGAGACTTCACGATTAGGACATGCTCTCAATATTAAAGGTCAATTATTTTTAATACCTATGCATTTCATATTCTTAGGAGATGCTTTTAAAAAGACTTCCAATTATTGTGGAGCAACTGTAATTTTTGTAACTACTAATGGACGGAATAAATTTAGTTTATCTTTAGAAGAAATGTTGATGTCATTTAAAACTACTGATGAAGCAGCAGATAGAGATTTATGTTTAATTAAACTACAATGTGCGCAAGCACTTTCAGTAGGTTGTAAATCTTCTTTTCTGACTAATGCTGATTATGAGCACTTATCTAGAACTACAAGTTTCAAAACTCTTATAATTGGTTCACAACGAGCCAGTTTGGAGGATCACGCTGTTAAGATACGTAGTCATTATACACAGACTACTATTAACAAAGGAGCAATAGAAATTTCAGCAGTATGGACAAAAGAACAAAGTTCGTATTTGTTGACTGATAATTTAATGTATTCAGCAGACACTTCTAAAGGTGACTGTGGTTCCTTAATTATACCTACAGGTGGAAATTATGAGAACAGAGTTTTAGTAGGAATACATGTTGCAGGTGGTCATAAATTAGGTTTTGGTGTTGCTATAACACAGGAGAATCTAGATCATTTGATAGAACATACTTTTCCAGACGAATTTTCTTTTCTTGAAGAAACTATACCTGAATATTGTATACCCATAGATCATAGGCTAGAACCTCAATCTGGTATGCAACCTCTATATAAGTTAACTCCTGATTATTGTCCTGGTGAAGTCTTTAGATCACAGATCAAAAAATCCAAGCTGTATGGTCAATTACCTTATCCTTATAATAGAGTGATGACTTTTCCAGCTAAACTAAAACCATTCTATACTCCAGATGGTACTATGATTGATCCTTTACAAAAAGCATTCAATAAGTATGGTAAAACAGCTCCTGATATTGACTATGGTCTTGTCAGTAGAGCTGTTTCTTCGTACGAAAATCTAATCATTGCACATAGTAAAACTAAGCCAGAATTTAGAAATGTTATACCGTTAAAGAAAGCTTTGCATTCTTTTGACAATATAAATTCAATTAGTTCAAGTACAAGTGCAGGATTTCCAATGAGTATGTCTAAAACCAATAATTTGAAGAAAAATTATTACAAAGCATGTGAATATAACAATATAGATCAAATAGAAGTTAACTATCAGCGTATCGCTACTTTAGTTGAATTTAACTTAGATTTGTATAGAGAACGTAAAAGACCTCTATTCTGTTATAAACAATGTGGTAAAGATGAAACTCGAGAATGGTTTAAAGTTCTTGAAGGAAAAACTAGACTTTTCAGTGCCTGTCCTTTTATTTTACTTGTAATGTTTAGAATGTACTTTGGTGCATTTATCAATGAATTTGTTAACGCAAATTTAATGGTAGGTTCGGCAGTTGGTATTAATCCTTATTCTGAAGATTGGAACAATTTAGCAAATTTACTGCTAAAATTTTCTTCTAGTAAAGATGAACCTGCTATAGCTGCTGGTGATCAAGGACAATTCGACACTCGACAATGGCCTATTATTCATAATGCTATTTTAGATATG